GCACCAAACGCACCACCGAGTCCCACCATGAGACCTTTCATACTTGTGATAGACCTCGCAACACCTAAGGTGCTTCTTTTGAACTTGTCCATCACAGTCAAGGGTTTCTTCATACCCTTGCTGAACCTATCAACAAGCGCGAGAGTTACTGCTGTGGTTTGTCCTGACATACTTTATCCAAAGTCCATGACTCGAGCTGACGAAACCAAAACAACATCTCCTCGTCCAGCTCTACTTGGAGAGCCGAGGCGACAACTCCTATCGCGCCATAATCCAGTCCTGTTGGACCTGCGAATCCTACCCTCCACTGGGTCTGAACCCACTGCCACATCTCCCAGATGTGTTCGACACATTGAGGTAGCTCTGGTTCCGATATGTCCTCGGGTACAGGATCGTTCGGGTACAGGATCGACCAGTCTTGGACCGCTTTCGGGTTCTCCGACTGGTGCCATTCCCATACCCGTTTTACTTTTCCACGGTTTCTTGGTCGGGAAAAGTCTTCTCCATGCAAGAGTGAAAGAGCACTTGGAGTTCACCGTAGGGCAGAGCGTCAAGGTCGGCAGTCTGGTTCGGGTAGAGCATGTCGAGAACACTGTTCATTGCTTCATCCATTAGTCCAGCATCCTCACCCAAGGATAAGAGGTCAACCCCCTTGTCCTTGAGTGCTTTCTTGATGGGTCTTGTGATGAACTTGGGTTCTAGGTTAGTAGCTTGCGACATCGTTAGTTAGTACCATACGTAGGGGATAACCGTTACTTCCTGCACGATAATAAGCACGAAATGAAACGGGCTGGTATATTGTACCCTTTCCTGCTTTTTGCAACTTTTCTCTGGGGAAAAGAGTCTCCTGCATGTCAAATCTCAGCTCGTGAGTCACGGCACCAATTGTACGTTGACATATGATTTCGATGTCGGTCACAGTGTTGTTGAGAGCCTTGTCGTACAGGTCAGCATCTTGGAACAGTGCATTGAATGACCCTGTGATCTCGTACCCAATGAGAGGAAGACTGTGTCGGAAACCGTTCCCGCTCACAGTGTACACCTCGGTGTCAAGCACTGGCACAATGCTGAGGTTCATCGATGTGGCGATGTTATAGGTCGTCCCGTCAACATTGATCCCAATACCCTTGGCAAAGAACTTTTGCAAGGTGTAAGGGGTGGAAGGAGACGAATCAATGGATGATGAAGCAGGTCCTACTTCTTGACGACCTGCAATGGTCAGGTCCATATTCAGCTCTTGGTTCAACTCGAAGTTGATGTTACACCCGCCAACCTTACACCCGTTGAAGAGTTTGTACTCATTCACATCGGGGTAACCCTCTTCGTAACTGAATGAAGGAATGTCAGCGTCAGCATCACTGGCAGGATCAAAGGTGTGGGTGTAGGTGCCGTCACCGTTATCAACAGTGTCGGGGGCGTCAGTAGATAGAGCCTTGAGCCAGTGCCCAACGTATCGAACATCCATGGGAACGACAGTGTCACCACCGACATCAACATGACCAAAAGATGGCTCAGTCTCGTGAGGTGAACCAGAGTTGATCACTTCGGACATGATCATGTTCTCAGTCGAGCCGACTTCGCTGGACACGAAAGGCATTTGAATCGTATCACCAGGAGTGATGGAAGGAGTCGTACCATAGGTGGACTCGAAGATCATGTTGTTTTGTTGGAAAAATCCACGTGCGTCTGCCATCTGAATACTCCTTTAAGTGAAATCGACAGTTGAAATACCGAGGGTATTCGGCATTGTGAAGGTTGCCTCCAATGTGCAGGAGGTAAGGGGGTGATCCTCGAACACCCATTGGGAGTCGAGAGATTGAAGTGTGATATTCTTGTCCTCGATGTTGTCGTTCAGTTCACGTGTAAAAGAATCGACAATCTCGGTCAGTCGGTCTACAACTTCCATTGTGACCTCACCCTCGAAATCGCGGTCCATGGTTGTACCGTCAGCACAAAACGCAATGCTGTACGACCACGAGTAAACGTCATTAAACTGCCCAAGTGATTCACCATTCGGTATGATGACGACAAAAGGCGTGTCCATTTGGTCACCAACGGCACCACCAGGGTGACCAACGTACACCGTAAGTGACTTGTCGAATTGGTTGAGCACATCGGCATCGATCTCATCAAGTCGTTCCTTGATGAAGGTGATGAATTGTGACGGTTTGAATGATGGTCTCATGCGACTCTCTTCTCCGTCATTTGCTTGTACTTAAGCAAGAACCTTTGGCTGAAGACACGGGCCATTACTCGCTTGTTTCTCCTGTAGTATTTTGGCATGAACCTGTCAGGCTTTATCCTGATGGTTTTGGTTGTCTTCTTAAGTGGTATACCAATAGCGGCAAAGTACCTTCTTGTCTTCTTGGTCACCCTTTGACTCGTACCCATTTGTAGGACTCTACCCCACCTTGCAGATGATGCTGACAACCACCCGATGGACACAACGTCCTTGTTGGTCTTATTGTCGAACCCGATTGCACGGGCCATGTATCGGTTTTTGGAGACAGTTGACCCCATCCATCTGTTATCACGTCTGAGGTGCTTCTTGAGCATGCCGTGGTGTGACGTTGACTTCTTTAGCCGGTGTGGTAGGTGAGGGCTCTTGGTGATCTTCTTACCCTTGAGGGTGCGTTGAGCTTGGAACGCCGCTCTCACAGCAGGTTTGAGCACACTCTGTTTGCGGGTGCCTTTACCAGTCGCAAGGTCATTCTTCATGTCTCGCTGGACCATGAAACCAGTGTGGCGCAGTGCTCTACGTGCGATCCCTGGGTACTTCTTTGCGATGTCCCGAATCATCGGTCCGACAGCATCATCGACTCTTAGGGTGAGGTCACCACCGAGGAACGAACCCCTTACGATGTATCTTCGCTTACCTGACATACTTAGCCTCGCGAACGAGGGTTAGGGAATAGATCCCTGCGTCTTTTTTGATGCTTGAAATGTGGTAAACGGTTCCCTCAGCGTCATCGACCCTATCCATTAGTGCTGGTTCTCCGTCTAGCTCGCAGTGGAGCATTACGGCAAGTCCGTCATCGTCTGAGTCGAGATCACTGAGGGAACCGTTGAACGATTCCGTGGATTTATCACGGAAAGTGATAACAAAAGCAGATGCCAAGAGCCCTGTGTCTGACACAGAGCCCCCGACAAATGCCTTCATCTCACTAAGTATCCCCAACTTAGTCGAGATTTGTGAGTTTCCACAAAGCGTTGGGGTTGACCACAGCTTCGTCAGTGTAGGAGCGAACTCGGTACACCTTCGACGTTGTTCACGTACTTGGTACGCTCTTTGAAGTCGGTAGTTTCGAGAATGTCATCGTAGACAGATTGAGGACAGACGAACAAGTCAGGATCAACACCGATCAGTCGACGGACGGACTGCTTCGCGTCACGCACATCGGATTTAGGTGTTGCAGTTGCCGAGGTAGCCCATGGTGTGGACACATCGTGATCAGTCTGAGCAGCACATGTAGTAGCAACTCGAACCTCGTGCTCACGCAAGATGATGTCCATACCGCGACGAACAGCAGACGCTTCATCATCGAAACCGATGTTGGCGGCCGCCTCACTGCGGTCAATGGGCTCCTCGTGACCGTCCTCTTCACAGGTGAAACTCTTGGAATCAAACTTGTGGGTTGAACGAGCATAGGCGGCACCAGGAGCGCGACGAGTCTTCACTCGCTTGAGCATCTCACCAGGGAGAACGTACTTGTAACTCGCTGTTTTCACAGGTGAGTTCCAACGGGGCATCAGGGTGAGACCAGCGAACCCCATACGAGATTGCTGTAGCGAGTAGTTCCAGCAGACTGTGTGACGACCTTGCCATCAGCGTCAGCTTCGAGATCAGCATTGACAGTGATTGCACCACCAGCCACAGCCAAGTGAGAACCACCGTACATTTGAAAACGTACAGCCACATCTTCACCGACAGCAACTTTGCGCTCGGTGAAACCGACACAAGGCTCGTCAGCGTCAGCGTAGACAACCGTGTCTTCAGCAGACAACTTGACTCGACGATATTGTTCGAGTGCCTCTCCCGCGATGAAGGTGCGGATACCTGATTCGTTGCGCTGAGCCATTAGTTGGACCTCCTATGAAGTTTGGCGTACAGTTCGGGTTTCTCGGATGAGATCACAGCCATGGCGTCAGAGATGCTGACACTGTGTTCCTTGGCGTAATCCTTCGAAAGAGTGATGAAGTCCTTTTCAGCATGAGGTGTTGCGTCACCACCAGCGTTGAGGTTGTCATCATTTTCCTTCTTGAGTTCGACGATCTCTTTCTTGAGTTCAACGATCTCGGTTGCGAGCTCTGCATTAGCAGTCTCGAGTTCCTGATTCTTGGCCGATAAAGCAACAGCATGACGAGATTTGAACTCATCCATGTCCATTCCCTTCAGAAAGCAGTCAGTGGCGAATGATTTATCACCACTGAGTTCTACCATCTGGGCTAGAACGTCTTGAGCCGACTTTTGGGGCGACTCACCACCCTTTCCTTGTCCAGACATAGATACCTCCTTGGACTCCTTGGAAAACTCGGCACTCGCCCCATTGACGGCACCATAGTGTGTGAATGAACTCTCGATGAGAGCAACGTCTTTCATGAAATAAGCAGGACCTTCATACTCCCGACCATTAGCTTCAAAGGTCTCGTCGTAGTCGTAGAATTTGACCATAGCCACACTGGGGTCGAACTTCATAGAGCTTTCGTACTCCAACTTCTTTTTGGCTTGAATCTCACCAGCATGAGGTGTATCGATGAACTCACCGCTCAGTGTGATCTTACCTCCCTCAACCGAGATGTTGTCAATCTCACCAGCCATTCGAGCAGGGTCATGATCCACAAAGGCAGGGACTACGTCCTTGCGTAGCTTGACTGAATCAATGTCCACGACTAATCGATCACCCATCCACTCGATGACCTGACCCTCGTAGGGAGTCATGGAGAATCGACCTTCGTTTACGGTCACATTGCCCGTACCTTGTGCTTGTCTCAGCTCAATCGGTTTGGTCAGATCCACTGTCTTCATCTCCGTTGATGTATTTGAAAAAGTTTTCATCGATGTGGTTGTCACCACCCAATATGTCCCTCCAGTTCAGGTCCTTCACACCTGTCTCCTTGCTGATCTTGTCGGCAATATCAATAGCGTTTTTGATCTCATTGAATCGTTGGGCTAACACATCGTCGTGCTCCCTACCGTAACCTTGAGTCACATCTTTGTTGGTGGAGAATGTCTTAGCTAAGACTTGGTTAGCCATTGCCTCCTTGAGTGGGTCAACTTGGAGTTCCTTGGGTGGCAATGAGGTCACAGTCCAGCGAGTACGAGGAGCCTTCAAGCTACCATCCGCAATCCACCCGTCCACCTTCCACTTGAGTAGAGGTCGGTACACATAGTTCAAAAGGAATGAGTGGTGGCGATTCATGGCTCGTCTGACCAATTGGATGCTGGCACGAGCCGAGCTGAAGTTGGTTTCACTGAAGTCCAGCGACAGAATCTCAAGCGACAGACCCAGCTTGAGTCCAGCCAGTCGCATCATTTTGGTCATGAAAGGCCCAAACTCGGCCATCTGAAGTGTGGACCCAACGTTGCGGATGTCCTCCCCTGGTTGGAGTTCAATGATACCACCAGCCTCGATAGCTCGGTCTTTGGTGCTTGCCGCCTCTGAACCATTAGGGTCTGCATCTTTTGTGATTGCGATAGCATGTGCCACACTGGTTCGAGAACCGACGATACATGC